TGCGTTCTCTGAGGGATAACGTCATCTACGACAATCGCCTTAGCGCCCCGAAGATGAGGGCCAAACTCAGGAAGCACTGGTCGTCTGTTCCTGATGTTGCACTGAATGGCGTCACTGATTTCGAGATGTACGACTCGCAGCAAGACAAGTTTTCACAGGACCTGGAGCGGGCCTTCTACGAAGCACTGCAGCTTGATGAACAGTTTTTGGAGCACTATTTCTCTTTTAGGTCCAAACAAAAGCTGTTGGTGCCGGGGTTTTCCGGGGTTCTTGGTACGGAGAAGACATCTGGTGAACCGTTGACGCTGACTGGTAACTCTGTTGTGTCTATGCTGTTGGCTAATTGGCTCCTGCGCGGTGAAGGGCCTTTCCTGATGGCTTTCAAGGGTGATGACGGCTTCAAGAGGCAGGCTAATCTGGTACTTTCTGATGAGCGTGTGAGGATGTTGTCTGGTGTCTGCAGGCTGAAGATCAAGGCTTACGTTTCGGACGTGGCTGAGTTCTGTGGTTTTGCAATTGGCCCCAGGAGCTTCTGCCCGAGTATCCCACGGAAGCTCACGAAGGCTTTGGGCCATGAGTTTAGGGACTACGCGCATTTCTGCGAGTATAGGATGGCTTTGAAGGACTGGCTGACTGATTGTGAGACTCAGGATCTGTCTGACATTCTGGCCACCAACGCCAAGCTGTTTGCGACGGCTGACGAGGTCGGTGTCGGGGAGATGCAGTCAATGTACGACGTGCTCAAGAGCATATCGAACTTGTCTCACAAGGACTGGTCCGCATCCGTCACACCCGTGGAGGATCCCGAGGTCATGCAGCATTTGCGTGAGGATGGCAGTGTTGGTGCCAGGTTCTGAGTGTTCGTTGTGTTAATTCACGATGAGTTTCGATCCTGCAGGCAAGTATGCTAGGGCGTCAGGTGCAACCAATCAATTGGCTTTGCCAGCTGGTTGGCGGCGCACTGACGTTGGCGTGCTGCTGTTGAAGTTCTGCACCGACAGTGGTCTTGGGTCGTGGAATTTGCTTTCTGCTGAGCAGAGGAACAAACTCCGTGTAGTTTGGTTCCTGTGGAAGGAGGCGCTGGTGGAGAGCGACGAGGATGTCGAGGAAGGCGGCGTTAAACTTTGATTGGTCAGGTTTCTGGCCCTCTGTGTATGCAGTTACAGAGTATCAAAAGTAGTGCACTGCAGCTCTACAAAGAAAATTTTCCCTTGTCACCCGTATGATGGTAGGGCAAGGTCCGTAGCGGTGAGGCTTCGGTCCTGTGTATA